GACCCATCCAATTCGTTTTTCCTTTCTGACTGCGCTCCTTCTTTTGCAAGACATAAGGGTAACCGGGGGAAGTGGTGCGATTGATGGGTTGAAAGAGCTCATCTCCCTCAACCCCCTTCACAGCAGCTTCGTAGTCGATCTTAACAACGTCAGGAGCACCATCTTTGAATTTTGTGCGGCAAATATTCAAAACATCTCTTGCGGCCGCATCTAGCACGTGACTCTCGACGAATCCACATGTTCGACCGGCATTCTTAGCGCCCTCAACGAGGGGGTCCCACAGGACATCCACACCATCTTTACAAACAACTTTAGGAACGAGCATAGCGGGCTTAGTAATAGGATCGGCGAGCATACCATGCATACGGGAAGGAATTATATTTGTTTTAGATGATTGGGGTAAGTTCTCAGGCAATTTACCTAGGTGAATAACGCCGGTGTCAAGAGGGACACCTTCACCATCTATAACTTTTGGCATACCACGAGCACACTGGGCAATAGCTGGAAAAAGGGCAACGGCGTCAAGGAGCTCCTCGCGCAAAACGATTTGGGCGAAATTAAAACCGGCGGTTGAGCCACTGACATGAATGCCAATGACGCGGCCGGACAAGGAATCACTATTTACACTAAGAATCTTGCCACAGTCGCCAGCCTTCGTGGGAATCGTGTAAGAAGCGACCGAACAAGCAGTGACGGAAAGAGTACTATTGTGCAACTCAAGATCATAAGTATGGACTTGGTCCACGAGCAGGTCCGCTCGACCAGAAGTGGACGAACTCACAACGGTATTATTTTTCTCGTAATCTAAGCCCGACAAAGTGACATAAACTTTCCTATCATACAACTTAGAAATCTCATCTTTCGATACAAAGTGAGATATAACGTTCTTACCACGAATAAAATTAGGAATACTAAAGATAATTGCATCATTGGTGGCCCCATCACCATCAAGAGCCACGACGGTTCCAAAAAATTCATTAAAAGGTTTACGAATTTCAACTCTAGTACTATCACAATGAATAAGACGTATCTCGACGGGTTTGCGATGTTGGAAATATGTGTAAAAATGGGCAGGCATAAGGAAAATTTGCCCAACGATATTAGTTATAGTACCAAAGTTGCGAACGGTGTCATCATCATACACGCCAATCAAAAGATACTGCTGGCGACGGACCTTCGCAATAACATCAAGTTGGCCCATACTTTGGCCCATTTCTGCTTTCATCACTTTCGGTTTGGCCTTGGCAATATTTTTGGCGTGGGCCCGAAGGCGGGGTTGCAAATTGCGGGTATCACTCTCAGCACAAGATTCGGGACGACGACAAGCAGTGTACATATTGAAAGCAGAGAAGAGGAGACCAGTACCCACCACCAAGGATATCCTCCCTAGATCGCTAGAAGCAAAAGAACGCATTTTAGCACACATAGATTTACACAAGTTCTTTACACAAGATATAAATTCACTTACACGAGCAGGCACGCTTTCTAAATGACACTTAAGAGTTGCAGCGCAAAACTCTATCTTTCGGCGGACGCTCTTACCAAAAGAAGTTTCCTCCTTAAAGAAGGCGATAAGCAAAAGACTAAACATTTCATCGGGAATGGTACCCGGGATATAAGAGAGCAGAGACTGTTTATAGACATCTCCATCGTACTCCGCTCTCTCATGGGCACTATAGACACGGTACAAGGACGAGACAGGACCTTCGGGGTTATCAATATCCTTATATTCACTTAACCAATCAAGAAATTGGCCAAGCGTATAAGGATCAACAATCTGCTCTCCGGGTCCTTGAGCAACAAACACGCCACGGATATCATGGGAAGAGAGACCCATTTGGGCAACAGACCTGTCTTTCATCTCACTTATATAATCATCGAG